CCAATGGTTCGACTGGGGGAAGTGTTCTCGAGGCCGAGGCCTCCCAACCCCGTGGGGAGCCACCAATCCGTTGTGTAGGAAATGGCAGCACCACGAACGGGCTTCATCGTCCCCTGTGAGAGACGGAGAACAGGGCCCCAGGATTTCAGGAAGACTTGGTTCAATCGGTGACGGTACTCGCCGGAGAAAGAACCAAGCCATGCTTTCTGAAGGCCTGGAAGAATCGCGTAACCCTCAGGCTTAAAGAGGTCATCAATATTACGCAATTTAAAACGTCGAAAGGCGGGAATGAGGTGAGCAGAGCGTTGGATTGCTGCTTCCACGACACTCGACTTCTCAAAAACCTCACCCGCATCCTCATCAGCGGAGAGGAGACTCTTTTTGTGAGCCTCCACACGCGTGGAGGAGGCCTCGAGTTCAAGAGAGAATTCCGTTCTCGCTGGACACCACTTCTGGGGACCCAAATAATCGGGGTTCAGGTAAGGGGAAACAGAGAACATATTTCGACGGGAAGCCAAATAAGGGGCTTCTAACCAGGAGGGCAACAATTCCTGATCGGCGTAACCATGGGCCACAATTAGCTCATAATCCGCCATCCTTTGGGTAAGGGGAACGACGACTTCAACAATCGTCCCATCGGTCCCATTCCGAACGGAATTGGGGGGAACGCGACGAGATGTCGCGGCACTTCGCATTGGTTGCGGAACATATGTGCCTCTCTGCTCAAACATGCAGGAGTTCAGGACAACAAAGTCCTCCGAGGTAAAATTCTTTCCCAGCGAAAACAAAAGACCCCCCATCTTCGTGATCGTCTTCCAAATCTCATAACCATCCCGATCTGTGATAAATGCCACATCATCACCATTGATCAAGAGAGGAAAGGAGTCCAGGTCCATCATGCCAACCCGCCCGGTATTAAGCTCAAGAGAGTATCGGGTTAGGGCTGCATTAATAAGGCAAAGGACAGGAAAGGATAACGGGGATCCCATCAACTGTCCATTCTGCTGAGGAGCAGATTTCTTTGCTTTGCCGGATCCTTGCACCAACTCATGACCAACCAATGCATCCACAAAAAGCATGGCAAGGTGAGTGGGCATCTCCGTCGTACGCGCAATTTGAAGAGCGCACGCACGGGAGAGGTCACCGGAGATGAGATCAGTCGCTGATTTGTAATCACCGGAGACAAGGAAATGTCCTGGGGGGAGGAGGGCGTGGAAGGTTCGATTAATATCATCGAGGGTCAAGGTCTGACCGATGAGACGGAACACAGGATGCTTTCGCAAGTGACCGTGAACGAACTTCTGAAGGTAGGAAGCTTCAAAATAGGCTTCTTCCGCGCCTGCCGTGATAGTACGAATCTTCAACGGCTCCGCCAGACCAATGATCTTGGCGGAAATGGGTTCAGTATCAACCCGGTGTGAATGGATGGTCAGGTCGCGGGCCGCCCACTGGTGAACCAGTTCATCGAACCAGTGCACGAGATGGGTAACCGAGGCAGA